AATTCTAGTTGAAATCCTTTTATTGAAAAGGCATCTGAACTACTTTGATCATCTATCTTTAATGCAACTGCAAATCCAGATCCTTCTACTGATTGTCTAATCAAAGGTACACCTGATGCATCATATGTTGCATTATCATATAGAGCAACTCCGTAGACAGCTGCACCTCCACCTGATGTTATAGATATTTTTTCTGGTTGTGGGGTATTCTGATCATCATAATCATATCTAACTGCAAGATCTGCTGTAACAGTTGTACCCTCTCCTTCATAATTGAGATTAACTCTCTGCATATATTTTCTAACACCTGGATCACCCATAACCATATCTGGTGATCTAAATACTGCCAGTATGGTTTCATTAGTAGATCCGTTAGCAAATGTATTACCAGTTTCCATTTTATATATAAAACCATCAAAACCACCAAATACTTGTGTCTCAGTTCCACTAATAAAATCTGAATCTGTGCATGCAGGTTTAATACCTATCATATCTGAATATTCAAAACCAATACCGCCTGTATTAGGATTAGTTTTTAATACTCCTATAATTCCTTTTGATGAACCTTGTGGCCCACTAGTTGTAGGGTAAAATAATCTATATTGAGATTTATCTCTAATAACTAATGATGATATTCTATTTAAACCAATATCATCAATTCTAGATTGTATCTGTCTAGAGATAGAACCTAGTTCAACGTCACCAATTCTAGCCGTACCAGCAATAGTTCTAAGACCATCTGGTGCTAAGAATATAACATCACCACCGATCTCTTGAATACTACCACCATCTCTACATCCTATATTTCTTGTAACCTCTTGCACTGCAAAATTACTAGATGTAGTTCCTGTTAGTTTATATATTCTATCCTCACAGAATATAATTAATTCATTCCTAAATACTTTTAATCCAACAACAGCTGAGTCAACTTTAAATGATCCTGCACCACTTGCTGTTGTAAAATTATCTTCTGCAAATGGTACACTAAATATAACTTCTTGAGAATTAGTTGCACCTGCATAAAACATGTGATTCTGAAATGCTTTTACAAATTTAGGATTACTAGGTGCTGTTCCACCACCTGTTGCATTGACAACATCTACAGCAAAACTAGAATTAATTATCTGTGCAGGTGAATGTCCTGTTGCGATAATAACCTTATCAGTACCATCAAAATTAAATTTTTCAAAATCATATGCTCTAGTAGATGTTCCTAATCCAGTTGTTAATGTTGTAAAACTTCCTGAAGTAGTGCCTCTATGTATATCACCACCTCTTGCGACAATAACCTGCCCATTAAATACTATAGAACAATCTACCACTTTACTTGTATTACTAGAACCTTCTGGAACTATAGTTGTATTAAATAATGCGGTTCCACCAACTCTTCTATATCCACCTTTTATATCAGGTTCAAAATTTTCTAATATAAGTGCCTCACCAGGAGCCATTGAAAATACATCTTTATTCAATGTTAAACCTCCTGCACAACTCACTACAAATGGTGATATTAAATCTGTAGTTGGCATAATTACCTATCTGACATTACATTGTATATTCTAACATCTGATCTCATATAATCAGCTTTAGTAGAATAATCTGTTTTTAATAATCTTAATTTTCTTTGAAAATCTCTATCTGCTAACTGTGCATGCTGTGGATCTGATCTTAGCATATAAGTGTAATACTTTGCTCTATCAACTATTAAACTACCAAATCTATCTGGTAATGACATAGTATCACCATGTGCTGATAGATCAGTGTGTGTAGTATAATAATTATATGATAATGTTTGTTCATCATCACTAGGTATTGGTGTTACACCAAATGCTGTAAAGTTTGGTAATATATAAACTCTAGCTGGTGTTCCATACACATCACTATCATTTCTATCATCTATTGGTTTATAGTTTTGTAGATAATCATCATATGATATATATTGTATTTTTTGTCTAGTAACATCACTTCTAGAACATCTAACATAATCTACATCTAACTGAATACCACTTGATTCTACATATATAAATGAAGATTTTGCCGTAGCAGTAAATGTAGTATTTAATATAGCACCTTGTCCAAAATCAGTTACAGCTATAGTGGTATCTAGATTTTGTGTACCACCTGCAGATGTACCAACTCTAACAATTAATGCTGTACTTGAACTATTTGGACTTAATACTCTAATCTGTAATTTATATTCTTTATTAACTGTTGTATCAACAGCTTGATATGCTGCTGCATCATTTAGATTTAATCTACCATTACCACTTGTAGTATGTGATGGTGATCCATCTCCAGTTGTCCAACTGTTTATATTAGATGTAAATTCACCATTAGTAACTAATTCTCTTGGCCCAATAGTAAATGAATCTCTATCTATCTTTCTAAAATCTGCTGGAAAATCATATTCTGAATCTCCAGTTATTAAATTCTGTGTTGTTCTAGCATATAGTAAAGGTATCTCTGCTGCCTCATTGTATATATCATGTATACCTTTATTTACAAAATCTTTTACAGCAGTTTGTATACCTCTGCTAGAACTAAACGTACTAGACGTTAATTCTGTTTCGTTTAATTCTCTTAGTACGCTATTTGTTAGTGTCAGGTAAGTTGTTGCCATTTTGTAATAACTCTAATATTTTGTCTAGTTTTTGTTCTTGATCATTAATTCTTTTTTCTAATTTAATAACCCTCATAGTATTATCAACTGGCCCTAGTTGTATTATTCTTTGTCCTGTACTAGCTCTAGTTTTTTTTGTTAAATCGTAAGTAGCCATATTTCTCCTAAATATTATAAGGGGTATAAATTAAAGGGGGCATATAGCCCCCTCTAATATTAAACAGATTACACAGCAGTGTCGTGCTGAGAGTCTGTATTTCTATCAGTTTCGTCAATACCTGATACATCGCATAGTACAGCGAATACTCTGATCTTACCTGCAGATGAAGCTGCATCTAAGACTTTAATGTCAAGAGTATCTGCACTTGCAACTATAGTTCTAGCTGTAGCTGTCGGTGCTGAAAACCCTGTAGCATTAGTATCGCCATCAGCGTATCTATCAATGTCTCCACCTGTGATACCTAAGTCCATAGTTACTGAAGAAGATAGTGCTGTGACTACCTCGATTCCAGCTTCCATGATTAAAGTTTCAGCAGGTATATCTAGTGTTCTAAGAACATCATTTTGAGCTGCTCCAGAATCACCATTGATTGCTGATATATCGATTGTATTTTCGATCATGTAAGGTGTTCTGCCATTAGCAGAATGTCCAGTAGTTCCACCAGCACCTGTTAAGTCATAAGTTGCCATAGTCCTCTATTATCCTCCTAATTAACCTATTGTTATTACGCCAGATCTTACTGCTTCGTCTCTAAGAATTTTTCTTCCAAAGACAT